CATTGATAAAAACATTCCAGTTGTACATGTAACCGTTGGCATGGTATGGAATGTATTCCTTCTTGACCTTCATATATAATTATACCATATGGAAAAGCCAAAAGTCAAGTTTTAGACACATATTTTAACAAATTTTTAATTTTTTCTTGTCTATCTTCTAAATCTGTGGGTAAAAACCGATTACATACATTGCATAGCAATCCGAAATCACAAGATTTCCATTTTTCAATATTTTCTTTTGTTAATTTATGTCCTGCTATAAATTCCCCTGGGCTGCCAATACTTTCTTCTCCCCCATGTCTATGATCAAAAGCGTAGTCATAATTTTTAAATATAAGTTGTTTATTACAACCCTGACAATACGGAGGATAATTTTGCTTGATCCAATTTACCCAGTCTTGTTTATATTTTGTTTTTAAAATTTGGGCATACTCTCGATTAGTTAAATATTTAGATGATTTTTGATTGCTCATACAAATTCTTTCCTATTTTATGTTCGGCATTGTACTTTACCTTTAATTCTACTCCAAAAAATCTGTGAAAGTGTTCGGAGAAGTTACCATACTCCTTCTTAACTATCTGAATAACTTCATCTTTTTCCTCTGGATGTACATCAATAGTGAGATCATCATGACAATCCAGACATACATGGCTTTGATAATTTTGTAATTTTTCTGATAAAACAACAGTCATAATTTTATTAAAATCAGTTCCGAGACCCTGTATCGGTGCATTTAATCCTTCATTATAATTATCTGTGTGTCTCCCTCTATGAGTATAGGGATGTTCTACATATTTTTCATCTAAGATTCTGGCTCCTATTATCCTGAAAAGTTCTGACAATTCTGGATATCTGATAACAGTTAAATCATGTACAAATTCCTTTGCCTGGGGCCATGTAAACCCATATTCCTGTACCAAAGTATATCCTCTGCCACCAAATATCGTACTAAAATTTGCATTCTTGGCCCTAGTTCTATCCGGTAAGAATTTAAATCTCTTTAGTGTAGCATCATGGATGTCATACCCCGACATAAGATCGTCTGCCAATTTGTGCTTTCCTGTTACAATCCACACTAACTCTGCTTGAAGTAATGCTTCCAATCTTGACCAGTCATTAGATAGTAAATATCCACCAGGGAATTTGGAAACAATACACTTTTTAAATTCACTTGTTTCTTTTCTTGGCATCACCTGAATAAAATGTTCACTTAACCTACCAGTAAGAGTAGAGATAAGAGAATAATCAGGGTAATAATATCCCTCGTAAAGCCTCGATCTGAACCCTTCATTATATGTTCCTATTTGTTTTGTACATGCTCTCAATATTAAAACCAACTCTGCTTCTTTTGATTCTTGATTTTCAGCCAAATCTTTTAATACAAGTTCATTTAATTTTATGTTCTTTTTTTCTGTTAATGGGACTTTAAAATATTTATGGAAATATTCCTTAACGGGCTTCGATGTATCACTATCCCAATCTAACTTGGTGGAATAATTTCTCAGTTCTTCGAGAGTTTTTATTCTCTTGGCTGTCCATATCGCTCCCTGTCTATCTAATTCATCGACATCTATTTTTATCCCTCTCATTTCGAGTGTGGTTAGATGCTTCACATACTCCATCATCATTTGAAATAGTGCCCACTTCCCAGTTCTTTTTAATGCTGGCTCTGTTAAATTCTTTAACTGTTTTGTGAATATTAAATCGTGTTTGTTATAAAGTTTTAACCATCCGATGTCATTCCAATATTCTTCTCTTTCAAAATCTATCATCTTCTTGTAATTAGGATACTGATATAATAACTTTGCCAAATTTTCCAGTTTATAACCATGACTATCTAAATCTTCCCTGAGAATATGTACCGCTACCTGGGTGTCATAAAAATTATCTGATAAACTATAACCTTGTTTTAATAAACATTTAAGATCAAATTTAATATTGTGTCCTATAAATGTTACTGGGTGATCAGTCGTTACGGTTACATCACAAGGCCCTTGATACAAAAAATTATCTTCGGGATCATAAAACCCATTAAACAATACTTTAAAATCAGGGTGATGATGATCTACGCCGATGGTTTCGCAATCGAGTGTAATCACCATATTAATCCTTGAAGGGGTCAATAATTCTTACTCTATATGTTCTGAAGTCTATCTTTTCAAATTCTTTCAATACAGGATCAGCCCAACAAGTAGATTTTTCTACAAATTTATGCCCAAACATTTGTACCAATTCCTTAATATCTTCTTCCTTCGGGGTGAATGTCCCTTCTTGTTCTCCTGTCGTACTGTTCCAATAATTTTTTACTGTAACAAAATATTCATACACCGAATCAGCATATGCTCTTGGCTGGCCTGATCTTAGTGTTTCTATTTCTATAATTATTTTACTCATTTCCAATAAAATCTCCCTTTTAATGTCTCACAATAAACTGCCCCTAATTCTTTTTCGACTGTGCCCCAACCTCCACGTTCGGCATCACCATTATTATATAGAAAAAATCTCCCTATCCAAAAACCATATTCGTTGTTATAAAATAATCTGTATAGATTATTATTTGTTTTATAATAATATCCTTCATAAACATCAAAGCGTCTGTACGTTAACCAAGATTCTTTCACAAATTCCCAACAATATAACCATCTGCCAAGTGGAAAATCTTTGCAAGCCACAATATATGGCTCATGTCTATCTACGGTGTAAAACTTTCTTTTTTTCCCTGTCAAGTAAACTTTTATACTATCCATTGAATACTCCCTTTTCCCAATCAATAGTAAATTGTTTGAATAATTGTCTAGCCCTTCTCTTATTTTTCATCCCAGTTACCCATACAGTTTTTTCATCTTTGTCCCTCACCATCCCGATACAAAGATTAATCACCATTAATTTAAACATCTTTGCCTCTGCTATTCTGTGTGTTCGCATCTTATAACACCAGGGTTCCTTACTATCAGAATAATCTTTGAAGGTGATAGTAACATGATCTAAAACCATAACATGACAATCATTCTGCCTTGCAAGATTACCTAACTTCATCATCGTGTCTCTAAGTTCAAACCTGTTTTCATTCAATCCTCTTGATGATGGTATCCTGGCAAAGTAATCCACAATCACTAGCCCTGGTTTTATTTCTTTGATCTTTTTTTCTATTGTCTCTACGCTAACCGGATGGGATGTAGCATCTAGTAAAAAAACATCTGTTAAAGATTCTTCTGGATTAATGTTATGTCCATCATATCTTTCTTTCACCGATTTTAATTCATCTTCATAAAAGACATGCAATACATTATATCCATTCCTGACTGCATTAGCTCCGATTTGACAAGCAATAGTTGATTTACCTGTCTCTTGTTCTGCTACGAATAAACTTAGCTCTTTTAATCCTAATCCACCATCGAAGTATTGATCTAAACTTTTTATGCCTGTAGGGATAACTTCCACTGGTGGAAATTCTATCTTTTTAATCTCAGAATATTTATGAATATTGGCATGGGGGGATGGATTTGAACCATCATCCTGTCGTTTTGGAGACGACTGCTCTACGTTTGGAGCTACCCCCACTCGATCTTGTGGTTCATACTTTGATATACTTTCTGCTATTGTTCTCACTTCATATTGTTCCAATGGTGGATTACATTTATCTTGATTTTCTTGATCTATTGCTTTATAGATTGCTTCAAAACCAAACCCTCTATTTCGCATAGTGCCTGCTAGTGAAGTAAGATAATTATTTCTTTGGCCTTCTTTTACCATATCTAAATTTATAATATTGTGGCCGTGAAAATCTTCATACTCTTTGTGCTGCAACTTTTCATATAATTCTTTTGGAAATTCTGCTAGTGGGCATTCCATAGGTGGTACAATCCATTCGTAAGGTTTATGGGTGTCTGGATGAATAGATGGGGGAGCAACTACATACCCATTATTTGATCGAATATCAATCCCAGGCCCTAGTTTTGCTACAGAATTTCTAACTCCTTCTAGGTATTTAAAATAATAGTGCCATCCTTTGCCTGTTCTTGTGAATGGAGTTATACTCTCGAATATTGTTTTTTCCACCACACTATCATCAAAAATTTCGTGGTCAACATCCACTACAATTATTCCAGATACCTCCCCTGTTTGAATTCCTATATTCCCGTTATAAGTAATCGGGGTGTCCCATACCCTATTTTGCCAGTCTTTTAAAAATGGTATCTTCTCTTTGAGTGGTATTAATTTCCATCCGAGTTTTTTGTATTGCTCAATATAGTTTTCCAACATCATCACTCTCCTGGCGTGATGGGGTCATCATTCCTCACAAATAACTCTCTTAGAGTGTCATAAACTACCCCTGGTACACAATGCCAGAAAAATTTATACCATAATTGCGCCTGAATTTCATGGTTCGCTGGCAATTTTACTTGATGCCCAACAAATTGAAAATCATGTCGCTGTTTCGCTGCCTTGAAATATCTAAGTCTTAGCATTGTTTTTCTCCAAATGATCTTTATAATTTTGTGGTATTCTACTTGTTACCATCCTTGTTATTTGTTTCCAAAAATGATCGAACAAGTCTTGTTTAATATCTTGTTCACACTCAGTATAAATATCTTGATTAACAATCCCTATCAATGGGCCTATGTCTTTTAATTCGCCTGTCCATCTGCCATCCTCTTTCAATCTACTTATTGCCTTTACCAATCTGGCATCGTTGTAATAACTGTCTGCTATCTGTTTTTCTATAGGTTCTCCAGGTAATCCCTTCGTGCTTACTCTGTGCTGTTCTTTAAATTCCGGTGCTACATATTTACAAAATAACAATTCACCATGCGAAGTTAATTCTGTATAATTTTTTATTGCTATCCCCTCAATTTTACCACCTAACATCGAAGGAGTTTTTAAAATACTATCCATCCATTCTTTAATTGGCATGGGCAATCTACTGAGCGAAGTATTTTCTTGTGGTGTAAACAATACTTTTATCGGATTTAAATGTTCATACATAAAATCATCCGATCCAAACCAGTTCCTAAAAAAACTATTCCATTCGTTTCTTGGTAAAAATTTTCTATTCCCAAATTCATCTGTGTAACTTACATCAAACAGAATAAATGGACAAGTCTTTTCATACTTTAAAACATTATGGTTATTGCTAAATTCTCCCCACAGTGCAGAACCTAAAGGAAGGCAGGATAGATCGAATTCACTACATCTAACCCAATTAACAAATTTGCTAAACATTCCTACATCACCTGGAGATTGGTGTGATAACCATTTTGATCTGGACGCTAATTTTATTCCTTCTTCCGTCCGATGGATAGATACGTTAGACCCATCAATCTTTTCTGATATCTCTACAGGCAATTCAAAGATTCTCTCAAATCCTTTACTGCCTATGTTATAAACTTTTGGATAAGGTTTAAAAGTCATTTAAAAAAACCTCGCTATTTTAACCTTTACTGCATTAGACACAATAGGTTCCACTATTAATGCCCCGCCACTGTTAGCTCTTACTGTAACCACACCATTCTTTTCTCTAATTATCTCTAACTCTTTCTTTCCCCATCTGAAGAATACTCTCATACCAGGAATATCGCACTCCATCATATCACATGCTTTCATAAAATTCCTCTCTTTCTATATTATAATTATACCATATCAAAACACTGAAAGTCAAGTTTTTGAGGCTATTTCAGATATTTATTTTTGTACATTTTTGTACACCTCTCTCGAACCTCTCTCTTGACCAATATAAAAAATCTATCTATCATATATATTTGTAATAGTATTATATATACTAATACTAAAAACACTATAGTATTAATATATAAATATATCTTGAGTTGTTCCTTTATTATATTATACATATTATTTATATGGCCTTGTTAAATAATATACACTACCATAATATATAATAAAGAATACAATAATTAATATTATAATCATTTAAAACTCATATTTATTTATGTCTATAGTGCTTATTGTAGCATTCATCTTTGCTACAAACGGTGCTACAATTTTATGTAGCAAGCTATGTAGTCCTTCTTCGAGTAATTCTTCTCTTGTGGTTTTGTATATCACTACCAAAGTAGGATGATATAAAAACCACCCACACTGAACGCACTCGATAGTATAAACCTTTCCTTGTCTAGTTTTAAGCCAATACGGAGGCTTTAAAAAACCTTCGCACTTAGGGCAATTATCTTCCATCGTGCTTCTCCCTATCTTCTATCGGTGATAAAACTGTACTCCATGTTCTATCACATAAATTTAATTCCCATATTCTACCATATTGATCCAAAGCGAAAAGAACATTTTTACTCACCGTTATTTGCCAAAATTTAATTGTCATCTTCCTGTACCGTGCCTTCTTTCTTTTGATGTCTTATATTTCCCTTGTACATCTTTTTTTTGTCGTAAATCAAGTTTAGTGTATGCAGTATAACTGATGCCATACTCTTTACTCAACCATTCCCTGAAATAAAATTTTGTTCCTTCCTTTTTTGTCATTTTATCCTCCTTTTAAATTCATATCCATACGAACATCCACTACAAGTAAACGATACAGGTTTTTGATCCTCAAAGTGGATATCAAATTCTGGTGAATCACACACAAAACAACAATTAGGTAAAGTAATTTTCATCTTATCCCCCATTCAGGTGCGACATCCACCAAGTAAAATTTCCCCTTAGAATAAATTGTGTTAGAAGGTCTCCCCCCTGTACAACTGTTAAACTGCATATCTCTGAAATATATTCCATCTAATTTTTTTTCTATCTCATCCATAATATCATCCATTTTATCTGTCTCCGGTACAGGCTCCGGTTTTATATATTCGTGGTATGTTACTATCTCGTCATTTCTCCTTTTCTCATACCCAACAAACTCAGGCGTGGTTACATACTTTCTCAGCTTTACAGGTATTTTTTTCTTTGCTATTTTTTCTGTTATCCTTATTCTATCAACTATAGATTCTACGGTATAATCCCCGAAAACATTACCGAACCATCTTTTCTCGATTAAATTTTTACCTATTCTGTAAACGTACCCTTCGCACTCCCCACCTATATATCTTGGAGTTTTATACAGCCCTTTGATTGGTTTTCTCATGTCATTACCATTATTATAATACCTATCGCCAATCCTGTCAAGAAAACTTTTAAATCCCACAAGAAATATTTGTAATGTCTTTTGTGGTGTCTCATACTAATATCCCAGTCCCATCTTGATTAATATAAAACACACTCTCTTGGCACAATGCAGATTTGAAATAAAGTAACAATACCTCAATCTCTTGAGACAATAATCTATCGCTTGCTATTTCAAAAACCCATACCGGCTCGATAAAAACTTTATCCTTTGTTCTAAAATATCCTTCTCCATCATACACCGTGAACCCATCCGATAGATGAAATATCTCACTCACTACCCATTCTTTATTGACTGGCTCACCATCGTTTAATTTTTGTGGTATGAAGATTTTGTATATCACTTTTTATCCTTTCTGGAAAACATCATTCCACAGTTTTCACACCTGAACCATAATAGTTTTCCGAGTTGCCCTAAAAAATTTAATGCTCCACTACACAACCGACATGGTTTCATTCTATCCTCCTTTCCCATTCCGTTTTGATAAGAGACCTATCCTCTCCGATCCGCTTCAAAGTCTCCATAGGTTTTATGTTAGCATCTTTTACTATCTTTGTCAAGATGTCCCTGTAGGTCTCCATCTTTTGTCTGTTGTTTTTTCTCTTACCCATTTAAATCCTGCTTTGCTTTAATCCACAGTGTCAAGAAGGTTTCATCGTGATCCGGTTTTAACTCAAGAAGTAACTCAATAACTCTGCTCAATAGACTGTGGTATTGACTGATCCTTTCTACTATATCCTGTGTTTTATTCCCTGTTTCTGGTATTGCTGTTGATGGGTTCGGAGTCTTAAATACATCGTCCACCGTTATATTATCCTTATTCAAGTCTTTCTTCTCAACTGAGGGCAACTTGGTGGCCTTTACGGGACTATCCTGACTGACTACCTTCCCCTTCTTTAGTGAATTACAATACCCACAAAGTTTTAAATCAGTATTCACCTTCACTCCTGCCCTAAAAACTGATTCATTACATTTCTTGCATACGAAAAGCAAAGTTTTATTTCTCATTCTGTTTTATCCTCTCTTTATACCATATCACAAAACAAACTGGGCATTGAAGCCTTACTGTCAGTTCTGAGAAATGATATTCTATAGGTTTGACCATGTTATGACAACCTGTACATTTCTCTTTCATTTATTTCCTCATTGTGTCTTGTTTTACTTTGATACTATCGAGCAATAATGATAAACTTTTTAGTGCCTCGATCAATTCTCTCTCAGTAATTGAGGGGAGATACGCTTGTTTTAATACCCTTGTCAATATCTCTTGTGCCTGTTTAAGTCTGAATAACTCAACGTGCGTGAATTTCATTAAGACTCACTCCATTCAACATAGGCAGTCAAATCTCTGTACAAATCACTTGACGTACCACCTGGATTAAATTCCGCCCCTGCAAAGTCATCCGCTTCTTTTTTGCTTAAATTCCCCAATAGCTGTACAAGAAATTTCAATTCAGTGTAGTTAAATTCGACTGTGTATTTTGCATTTACTTTTGCCATTGTTTTATCCTTTCCTTAGAGATTGACTTTCTGTTACCATCTTATTATACACTATCCTTGACAATCTGTCAAGCGGAGTGATCTTATCAGATAACTTGATCTTACTTTCGATCAACTTGAACGCTTCTTTTCTCGATAGATTTTGGAAATCTGTTAGTTTCATTAATCCCTTCCTTTCAGGCATATATCACATAATTGTGATAGGTGTTTAAAATACTCGAAAGTGTACCACGTCCCACAATAGGGACATTTTAATTCCCAATCGAGAAAGTCTATTACTCTTGTGAAAAAACTGCTATCACACAAGAATGACCATGTTCTATTATCTTTCCCTTTGCCCATACTATAATCATTTATAGTATGTTCTAATAGAAAATCCCCTGGCTTGCTCCATCTTTCCCTTGCTATTCCTTGAAATACTCTGCACTCTTCCCCAGTTTTTTTGTTAAATACTTTTAAACCTACTTCCTTGTACATTTTATCCTCTTTCTATCAGATTAGCTCTGACTAGTCTGTTTAATTCCTTCTCTTGAATTATATCATGAGAGTTATGTCTTGTCAAGGTGAATGTCAAGGATTGATACTTAACCATGACATGCGAACCTTTGCAATATCTAATTTCACAACCACGATTGACAAGCAATTTTTCAAGATCACGGTATCGCATTCAATCCCCTATGGTTTTCTCTGGATATCTTTGATAATCCATCTTCGATTATTCTGTTTAGAATGTTTCATAAATTCATCCCAAGTACAAGGCTTGTCTGCGTTCGGATTGTATATCAATCCATCTTCAAATGCTATAGCGTGGTTCCCGTACATATCACCCACTATTATTATTCCCTTGCCTGAGAGATCAATCGGACAATTATCATCGGACGGAAGTATACTCTGCCTATTTATAAATCTCTTAGTGTCATACCATACTGCAAGGGAAGATATCAGTTGATGTTGCCAATTGCTGATGGCTATGGTTTTATATTTATTCTGTTGTGTAGGATAGTATCTTGACCAATGTTTATAGTTAAGACTTTCCACCATACATACCGCAGCTAACCAACATTGATTAGGTTTTTGTTTGATATGTTTCATTAGCTTACCTTGTCGATTAAACCGTTTTTAACTGTTATTGTAGCGTACCACGATCTTTTTGTAAATGGGCATGGCCCGACTACACAATACTTTCCATCCCCTTTATATTCCGCTCCAAACATACTTGTTTCAATAAAACTAGGTTCTTTCCCGATTGCTTGCTTCAATTCTTTTTTTGTTTTAAAACCGTATATTCCCATCATGGTATTTACTCCTATGTTATATTGTTATGTTATCTTACTTGGAAAGTTTACCGTACCCAGTATCTTCTAGATATTGATAATAGTCCCAAACATTCCCGTATTTTTTCTCTTCATCGATCAATTCTGCGATCTCTTTTTGGCAATCCAAACATAGCAAGATATAACTATCTTGCATTTCTTTTAATTTTTTGCAGTTTATACACTTGCATTTCATGATGTTTAACTCCTATCATTATATTGTTATCTTATCGTACCACAAAACCACTAATATCTTTTTTAGCTTTACCTTTGGGTTTTAATCCTATCACACTAGATGGACTATCTAAAAACCTTAAATCGTTATCATCGCCACTAACCACAGTATATCCATGCCATTTATTAGGCATACTTTCAAACAATACTGCTACACTTCCACCACAAGATAATACTTCAAGACATTGGATATCATTTAATTCTGATCTTGAAAAGGTAAGATGATAATTTTTAGGTAACAAGCCTGATAGAAATTTTATCATCATACTCAGGCTTTTTGTATAATCATAGAATTGGATATTGTGGAATTGCTCGAATATGTTAAAGATCGTCCAATTTAAATCTGACGTTCCATTTAATCTTACCACAGGAATAAAACCTTTTTTTCTAGCATACTTCTCAAAGTTTTTAATCTCTCTTTTCAACTGAGATATAAAACTTTCTCTATCGTTAAAGAAGTATTCAGTTTTTCTTTTTCTAGCATTCTGAATACTGTTAAATTGACCCCTGCCAGCAGTATTCAAGCAAGTAGAAACACACCCAGGACTAGCGTATGGGCATACATTATGCCCACTAGTGTTACTTGGCGATAAATACAGGATTGCTGTCATATACCCCTGTTTTTGGCCCTTAACGGTTTTATAATTCTTGTCAATGTTTAATAACTTCATTATATACCTCTCTCGTGTAAGTTAGCTGCAATTTCACTATCAAAACTTTCAATTAAATCTATACATTCTAGGCAAAATAAATCACTATCAGAATATGTTATGTTAGTTATTTTAAAATTTTTTCCGCACCTATCACAAATTAGGGCTTTCATTTTTTTATACTCTCTTGTTATATACCTTTTTCTATTTGTTTCCTAACATACTCTCTAAACTTATCTTCACTAAATCTTGTGTTATCCTGAGCAAGTGTATTGATTAATTTATCGTAAACTGATGAGACTCCATCCAATTCTGTTTCATTTTTGACATCCAGAATACTTTCAGCAATTACGTTTGCCAATTTTATGTAGTCTTTTCTCGTCATTTTATTCTCCTATTTAGTTTATCCTATCACAAGGTTTTAAATTTGTCAAGCAATTTCAATTCCGATTTTTAGGACATTCAATATCGTGTACTTCTTTTAGGTAAATTTCTAATGCACTATCCAACGTAATATTCTTGTTTAGACTCAGAATACATATATAGTCGAATTCTTGTTGTGTTAGGTGCATTTTTATTTACTCCTATTGTTTATGGTTAGTGTCATTTAATAGGTTTAATATGCAATAGCTATGCCATGCCTATTATTTGCATAAATATATGATTTAATTACTGTACAATAAATGACACACTATGTAAATATGTAACCAATTCCACAATATCATGACAATAATTGACACAATAAGACTTGATAGGACAAGTGTACATTATTGTACACTATAGCATATTACTATAGCATAGTATAATGTATAACATAATGCTATATACAATATATAGGGCTTGCTATAATATGTTACATACTATATATAGTATAGTATAGCTGTTGATATCCTGTTGATATGCTGTGATTATCCTGTGATTATCTTGTGGATATCCTGTGAATAAACCTGTTGATATCCTGTGGATAACCTGTGTATAACTTTGCCCTTACCCAAGCCACCCCACCCCAGGCCAGGGGGAAGGGTGGTCAGATGGGGACTGAATTTTCGCATACTTTTGCATAGAACCCTATCCCACAGGGTTGTGGTAGAATATATTTTCAATAACCCTCCTTTTTTGGTCAATAAACTTGACTTTGGCACTTTCAATATGATATAATTATAGTATACACTTCAATCATACCTTCATCATCTTCATTAAATCTGAATTATATATTATAATAATATAATATATAAAACCTCCTATAATAATAACAATGAATATAATATTAAAGACTATAACTTATTTTAATAATAAAATAAACAAAAAACTCACTTATATATATAATAATATTTATACTTTTGATTTGGTGAATTTATTATTATATATTGTATTGATTATATTATTCTTTCCTGTATTATATTTATTTACAGGAATTCTTACATTAATTAAATTCATTTATAAATATTAATATTCATTGGCAGGAGTTGGTTGTGCATAGGATATTATTTGATGTCCCATACGAAATAATTAAATCTTTTGAATCAAGAATATTAATTACTAAAATAAAAAAAGATTTTACTATATTACAATTGTTTAATGAATTGATTAAAGTAATTAAATCCAAACCTATTATCCTGATTGAAAAACTGGGGGGGATTTGTGGTACGAATTGGGAAGAGGAAGGCCCCCACAGAGAAGATATTATTAAAATTGATCCAAGACTTCGCTTGGCAGAACTCCCAGGGGTTTTAATACATGAGTTATTTCATACTCTATTCCCTCAACTTCATGAGAATGAAGTATTATCTCTGGAATTTATGTTTGTGAAAAAAGCTAAGAAATGGCAAATAAATAAGATTGTAAACCTTTCGGTGCAGTATTGTAAACTTGATTTTCGGTTTTATATTAAAAGGGTTCATGTAAAAAATATTCTAAAGAGGAAATAATGGGTGGGTTTAACGATCCTGAAACTAATAAGAAGGCCCAAGAAAAAAGTTTGGCCACTAGACGTGCAAAGAAAAATACTCAGTTGATGAAACTGTTTGATGATGATATCCCTCCTACTCCTGTAGATCAATTGAGTGCTGAATCATTCAAGGAGTTACTTCCAGGGTTCCAGCCTTCTTTAGCACAACTGAAAATACTTGCTGTGGCCCTCAGTTTAGAACATGGTGATTCGATAAGAGGATGGTTTAAAGCTGCTGAACTGAATAGGAATGATTGGTATATATGGATTAGGAATCCAGACTTTACAACATGGTGGAATAAAAGTTTTAATAAGGGGATAGAACAATATCGTGGTGAGTGGGTTGCGATTGGACTCCGTAGGATGAACTCGAATGACCCTGACAGATTCAATTATTGGAAAGCTGTAGGAGAGAAAATATTCGGGTTTATCACAGAGTTGAAAGTTAAGCAAGATAAAAGTCCAGAGGAAGAACAACTTACTAAGGAATTATTAGAGTTAGTTAAAGATGTGAATATGGAAAGAAATATGAAACAAGTTGATGGAGAAGTTATTGATATAGTGATACCGAAGGAGATTGAAAATAATGGTGTTAGCTAAAAATGTAACTGCTGATGATGCACAAGTTTCTACGGTAGGAAGTCTTTGGGGATATTCGGTAAGAAAAAATATTGCCTTTTATATTACTCTTAGAAGCGGGAGTGTTTCTGGTAGTATTCTGGCGCATATAGAAGCTACTGGTGCTGGTGGAGAATCTACTGTATTTTTTAATAAAGGTGTAGCAGCTAGTGGTATATACGCTAATCTTGAATCTGGTACATTCCCAACAGGACTTGTAATTTATTTTGGTGGATAAGGAGTGGAATAAGTGCGTAGACAAAGTGCCCCTCAAGCTAATGATAGTGGAGAAGTTGTAAGGAATATTCCTTCCGGTACACAGGATGTGAATATTGTGGGTGGGGGTGGTAGTGGAGTACAATATGATGAAGATACTGCTTCTGTTGCTGCTGAAAAAATTACAATGGCAGGGGTTGTTCGTAAAGATACTGCTGTTTCTTTAGTTGATACTGATGGAGATAGAACAGAATTAGAAGTAGATTCTGCTGGTAGACTGCATGTAAGTGCAAGTGCTGGTGTTGATGTTACTGATCGTGCGCTTCGTGATAATGGGAAGGTTGATATAGCTGCCTTCGATGCTTCACTTCCAGCAGGAACAAATAATATTGGTGATGTAGATGTTTTGAGTTTACCGCTTCCAACAGACGCTAGTACAGAAACTACTTTAGCTCTTATTAAAGCTAAAACCGATAATCTTGACGTAGCATTATCTACTCGTACAAAACCAGCAGATACACAGAATGTTCAGATAGCTGCTGAGACAGCAAATAAGATTGAAGTCCAGGGAGATGTAGCGCATGACGCTGCTGCTGCTGGCAATCCAGTATTAATAGGAGTTAGAGCAAATGCTAATGAACCAACTGCTGTCGCTGATGCAGATGCAACACATCTTTGGGCTGATCTTTTTGGAAGATTGGTTGTTTTAACAGGACATCCTTCACCAGAGGCTCCTGTTACAGCTAATGGCGGTGCTGCTGGATTATCAGTAATTGCTGCTCCAGGTGCAAGTCTTAGTCTTTATATTTGTAAAGGAAGTGTTCATAATAGTGCAGCAACAGAAAGTGTTATTTCTTTGAGGGATGGTGCTGCTGGCACAATTCGCTGGACTATTAATGCTGCTGCTGATGGTGGTGGATCATTATTTGATTTTGGTTCAAGAGGATGGAAATTAACAGCTAATACTGCTTTAGTTGCAGATATAGGAGCAGCTACAGGATATATTAATATTACAGAATACTATATAGCACCATAGGAGATTCAGCATGGCATGGGTTAGAACACAAAATGTTTCAGGGAATAATAGTAATAATCCAAGCACCTCAATATCTAGGACTATCACAGCACCAGCAGCAGGTAGTTTGATTGTAACTGCGGTTGCAATCGACAAGAATTCTGGAACACTTACTACCCCCAGTGGTTTTACACTTCTTAATAATCATGTAGCAACTGATGTATCAGGAGGGTTAGCATATAAAGTTTCTGATGGGACTGAGACAACTGTGGTATGGAGTTGGGTAACATCTCATGAAGCATGTTCTTGGGTTGGTGTGTATACAGGACTTTCTTCAATACCAGAAGATGCGAAGGCAGAAGCCAACTCTGGTTCAAGTGCGGTTACTTCACAGACTAGCGGTACAACAGCAGCAATCGCTGGAACACCAGAACTAGGAGTAGCTGTAATGGCAGCAGATACCGCTAACAACGTATTCACAGGCAGAGCATGGAGTAATGGTTTTGCAGAGATAGCATTTCAACCTGGAGATAATGGTGTAATCGCAGGAATGAGTATAGCAGAAAAAAACATAATTTCTGCTGGTACTGTAGAAACCACATTTAGTACAACAGACAGTGGAGATCAACTATGGGCGAGTGTGGCGACATTTAAAGAGGAAGCTGTTGTTGGTGGATTAAAAACATTAGCACTCACAGGAGTTGGAAAATAATGTGGAAATTAATAAAATTATTTTTTTGGGTTTGGCGTTCTAAGCAGTTAAAAGAAGCATGTGAATATTCCATCACAAAGACAGCCAAGGATATATCATTCAGTTATGCTGATAATGATATGGTGAAGCAAGCAGAGTCCCACCAGTGGGCAAAGTTGTATATGAAGGAGTATGGTGGAGAAGCAAGTGATTCAGAGATAAATTTAATGATCGAGATATTATTTCAGTTAAAGAGGGGGAATAAGAATGGCAACTGTAACTTTGAAACGAAAAGCACTTCGATTAGGAAGAGCATCTGCTCAACCTAATGATTGGGATGATTTTGTAACAGCATTAAATAAACTTACTACATTGTGCAATGAGTTGAAGGCAGATTTTAATGCTCATGCTCACGGTGGAGCCGGTACAGATACCACAACCTCTGCTGCGGATGCAGATAGTTTTGCTCAAAAAGCATAATAATTTTAGCTTATCTACCATGTGTAGAAAAAGTAACGATATTGTTTGAACAATATCAGTTCACGAAAGATGAACAATGGAAATTACTGAACAAAGAATAAAAGAATTATCTGCTGAAAGTAAAGTTGGAGCATTGAGAGCTATTTATGCTAATGACTTCAAATTATTTAGGAAGAATTTAGTTTACACTCTTGATGAACATGATACAACTGGAAATGCTATTAAGAAATTTCCAGCATGGGCTTACTTGGATGAATTGGATAATGACCTCCTTCAATATCGGTGGCTGTTCGTTCTTAAATCAAGGCAGATGATGGCAACTTGGGAGTTGGTATCTTATTTACTTTGGACTATTCTCTTTCATAAAGGTAAGAAGGTAGCCTTTCAATCAAAGAAGGGTGATGATGCTGATGCTCTTGTACAAAGGGCGAAGGTGATATATGATCATCTTCCTAAGTGGAAGCCTCTAGCAGAGTTTAGTTATTCCAGAATCAAGGTTCCAGAGATGTATTCGGATGGGTATGGCATCCCACAAGGCCCTGACCAGCTTAGATCATACACTTTCTCGGTGATATTTTCTGATGAGTTTGGATTTCAAGAACAGCTTCAAGATACATTTAGTGCTTCTAAGCCAGCAGTTGATGGGGGAGGACAATTTATAGCTGTAACAACTTGGCCCAAAGGCAGAGCCAATTTTAAAAAGAATTGGATGCAGAATCCAGTGTTTCAACAACCAAAGGGGAAATTAGTAAAACTTCATTATAGCAGACGACCAGACAAAGATGATATTTGGAAAAGAGAAGCCAGGAAGGGATATACAGAAGAAGCATGGAATCGTGAGCAGGAAATGATTGAATTAGGAGAAGGTAGAAGAAGGATATTTGAACCATTCAGTGAACTTCGTCATATTAATTCTGGTTTGATATACCAGAAGGAGAAAGTAGTATTAAGAGGTTGGGATTTTGGATTTCATCGTCCTGCATGTTCTTGGAGCCAGATAGATGATCAAGATAGATGGAATGATTTGTACGAAATATTAGGACAAGATGAGATTTTAGAGAATTTTGCTCCAAAAATTATTGCAGAAAGTAATATAAGATATCCTGACGCTACGTTTATAGATTATTGTGATTATGCTGGAATGCAAAAATCAGATAAAAACAGAAGAACATCTATCGAAATATTGAGAGATTTTATTAAACAGCATCCTATTTGTCGTCCTAATCTTGATATTGAAGATGGACATGAAATAATCAGGAAGAAAATGGTTATGTGGATTGGGCCTAGACCTGGATATCAAATTCACCCATCGTGTGTGAATAGTATTGATGGATTTTTGTCAGGATATATTTATGCTAGAGATGGTAAAACTCCAACAGGCGATTTAAGAGATGAAGATGAGAAGGAAAATAATGAAAAAGATTATTACAAACATCTTCAAGATTGCCGAAGGTATAAAATCCAAAATATTTATACCAATAAGGGAGACAAAATGAATACTGAAACAAAACTTAATGCCAGACAATCTAATTCTTATAATTCTGCATTGTTAAGGATGAATGCGAGAAGGGGAATGTAATGCCAGAAGAAATTTTAGAAGAAGAATCTAGTCAAGAATTTCTGATCGACAATAAAAATTACGCAGAAGATACAGAGAAAGCTGCCGAGGCGTTATCTTTTCTTGACAAAGTTTCTACAGAATTGCAGATGCGTAGAGGGCTATTGAATGCGAAGTATTTAGAGTATTACAATATTTATCGCTGTACATTTGATGTCAGATATTATAATGGTGAAGCACAAGTTTACGTTCCTATTTTGAGAAAAGCGTGTGAGCAGTTTGTTTCAAGAATTAAAAGAGCATTGTTTCCCACCGATGATGTTTTTGATGTAGAACCAACCGACAATGATATGGATGATGAATCTGATGCTATTTATGATTACATGAAATGGCAGGTAGAAAAAAGAGTTAAGCTAAAGCAAAAAGTTGATAGATTTCTTAGACAGCTTGTCATGTACGGATGGGCAGTGATTGAATGCGGATGGGAAGAAGAAGTTAAGAAAATTATAGGATTAAGAAAGAGGCAAACGCCAGTAAGAATAAAACAAACTGATCCCATCACTGGAAATACTTATTATGAAGAAACTGGTGAGATGGAGACAGTTATTGAGGAAGCTGAAAAGAAAATTGTAAAGAAACGCAATCCAACATTTGATGTACAAGATAATTTCGCTACATATTTATGGCCACACACAGCTAATGATATAGATGAAGTGGTTGGGGTAATCACTTTAAGTAAACAGACTCGAAATCATCTAGTATCACAAATGAAAAAAGGGATATATGTTAATGTCAATATACCAGAAATATCTCTGGGAGATGTATCAGACCAGTGGAATTGGTCAAAGGAATATAGATTAGCCAAAGACGGATTGACCGATCAGGAAGATTCACAAAAAACCTTCTTTAGAGCAACACTTATTAAATATCAAGGTCTTTATAACTGGGGAACAGAAGATGATCCAGACGAGCAAGAAACGATAATCACGACTATCGGTGGGAAGATTTGTATTGAATTAAGGAAGTGTCAGTATTTTGATAATGAGAAGCCATTTCTACTTGGTCGCATTAATGAGTTAATGAATGAAATTTATTCTTCTGGTATGTATGAGCCTTTGGCTTCATTACAATATTATTTTAATGATACAGCTAATCAGACATTTGATAGTAATTATTATTCTCTTAACCCTATTGTCAAGTATGACCCAGGCAGAGTAGTAAATATAGCTTCTATCGCATTCGCACCTGGGGCTATGTGGGCATTAACCGACCCTTCTGCTGCTGATATCATCAGACCACCAGAAGTGGCTTCTATCGGATTTAGCATCATGGCACAAGTTAAGGGATTGATCGAAGAATATCCTGGTTTACAGAATATACCAATGACGGGAAGAAAGGCTGCGTTGCATATACAAGCACTTCAGCAAGAATATTCACTTCCAGTACAGCAGATCGTTGAGAATTTAGAAGATACTATAATGTCTCCTTGGTTAAAGAAGGCTTATAGCAGAGTACAACAATTCTTGAATAAAGCAGAGATTGTGAGGGTAACTGGTAGAAAGGGTGCTAAATATTGGAGAACAATCGACCCTGAGAATCTCGTAGGAGATTATAATTTTTATTGGAGAGGGGCTAATCAGACTACCAACATACATATTAAATCACAACAAATAGCACAATTCTTAAACACAATGGCTCCTTGGGTACAATTAATGATGCAGCAACAGAAATTACCTAATATTGAATGGCTATTGAAAGAATACTGGTCAGATGGGCTTGCTATGGATGGTGAAGATAAACTATTCATCAGTATGCAGGATGAAAGAGCATTACCTCCTGAGATTGAAAATATGATTATGGCATTGGGCAAGCCACTTCCAACTAGCATGGGGGATGACCACCAAGGACACATGCAAGCACACCAACCATTACTACAATCAGACATGCCTGAAATTGTGGAAATAGCCAGAATGCACATGGAGAAGCATCAGAAAGATTTTGAAAATATGCAGAAATTAATGCAGCAACAAGCTGCTGCTCCACCACCAGAACCACCAGCAGAGCCAGGACAGGAAGTGGAAGGCGAAAGAATGATGGAAGGAAATCAACCAATAGGAAATTTTAGGGGGTAGAGAAGAATGAAACATGGAACACCAGAACACAAAGAAGAAATGAAAAAGAGGATGAAAAAACCCTCACCCAAAATGCTCGGTAAAGGTATGGCAAGAAAAGCAGTAGAAGCATTGCATAAACGTAAAACTCGATTAGAACAAATGGAAGCACAATTGGAAGGGAAGTCATTTTAATGGAAATGGATTATAAAGCCATAGAGTTGTTAGAAAAGGCTATAAAATTACATCAAGTTCACATGGATTATCCAAAAACTGCTGATGTAGAATCTCAAAATAAGCTAATGATGTATATTAAAGATGCACACCAAGCATTAAAAGAAAACTTTATAGAGGAAAAGATGGAAGGAGTAAAATTTTAATGGCTGGAAAAGTAGAAAAAGTAATGGGAGAGTATAAAAGAGGCACGTTGCATAGAGGTAAGAAAGGCCCAGGGAAAGGTGCAAAAGTAAAGAGTAGGAAACAGGCTGTGGCGATTGCTCTCAGCGAAGCTAGGGAAGCAGGAGAGAAAGTTTCTCCATCACCAGCAGAAAAACGATTAAGAGGGAAGAAATTTTAATGGGTAAAACGTGGAAGGATTCTGAAAGTAAGAAACCTATTTATACAAGTAAAAAACAAATTAAGAGCAGGGGGTAAGTCAGTAGTAGACTACTCGGCTTGGAACCGAGAGGACATTGGTGCGAATCCAATCTCCCTGACCAAATTAAGGAGAATATTAATGGCAAAAAGAGCAATGCCCACTGTTCCTGGGACACCAAAATATCCAAGAGGGGAACCACTTTTATTACCTAGAGCAAGAAAAAGGAAAGCCAGGGTTGCTCCATACCCCAAAGAATTTGAAAAAGAAATAGAAGGAGAAAGAGAAGAAAGATTACAACGACTTGAAAAACGATTAAAAGGTAGAGCAATTTAAGGAGATGATAGATGGACTTTCAAAATCTTAGTGCAGATTATGAGAAATTAACAAAGTGTTTAAAGGATGCTGAGGAATTTGATAAACTATGTAAAGAGAATCCAGAACACATAAAACAAGTGTTTTTGGACGGAATGAAATCCGAGTTTTGGAGATTTTTTCAGGGCTGCATGGTTAGAACCAAATGGAGTATGGAACAAAATCTGAAGGGAAAAACAATAAATAACTTGGATGATTGTATTACACTAGCAAAGTTTAATACAATATATAAACAGACAGATGAATTAATAAATTTTCCTGAGAATTTCTTAAAGACACTTTTGAAAATACAGGAAAAAACAAATGCCAAAATCGCTGGCTAAGCGTAAAATAGGAGGATATAATGGCTGATCAAGAAGCGTCAGATCAGGTTGACGTTAAAGATACTGATGAACAGAAAGAAGATACAGAGGAAGTTAAAGAAGAAGAAGTCGTTGAGGAAGAAGAATCAGAGCATGAAGAAAAAGTGCCTTATTCTCGATTCAAGGAAGTTGTTGATGAAAAGAATACACTTAGAGGTTTGACTGATACTCTATCTCAATTAGTTACTCAAAATAGAGGATTGACACCAAAGGATAAGGAATTTGAGTGGCCCGAAGATGTCGATGCTAATACAAGAAAAGCTGTAGAACAATATTACAGACAATTATCTGGCAAGCAAAATGCAGCCAATGAGGAAATCTTAGGGGCTGTTATTGACAGACTTGATGAAGTAAAGGCTTCTGTTGCTAACCCTCAAATTAAAAAATATACCAGGGAGATAGATACTATTCGTAAAGAATATTCTAATTCAGGGGCATATTTAACTAGGGAACAGGCATTTGAAATTGCTGTTACTAGGGGGTTGATTAAGAAAACTTCCACTGGAAAACTCATTGTTAAAAAGTCTGATGTCAGAATAAGCAAAGAAAAGACCAATAACAATGTCAGTTCTTCTAAGGATAAAATAAAGAAGCCCATGCGAGACATGAATGACAAAGAACTAGATGAAAGCATGGTTGATGTAAAATTTTAAGGAGAGTGATTTTTAATGTTCAAGTGGTTATCCAATAAGCTATCTTCTTGGTTACAACCTAAGATGGCTGGTGGAGCAGATACCACATCCACTGTTCTCGGTAATTATACCGTACAGTCTGGATCAGACGCTATCCAGTACATTGCAGAAAAAACTCTTAGGATTGCTTATAAGATTCTAAGGTTCTATGAAATGGGTGATAAGGCAGTATTGCCTTCTCAATCATCCAAGACATTCCAATATACTCGATATGAGCGTTTACCATTACCTTTCAGTGTAATTAGTGAAGGTAATGAGGGTAGCTCTACTACAATGAGTATTTCAACTGTTACTGCAACTGCGGAACAGTGGGGAGCATACGTTACAATTACTGACGTTGCTGAATTAACAATTAAACACAAGCCTCTACAAAAGGCTCTACAACTATTAGGGTTTCAGAGTGGTGAAACAGTTGAGCGAGAATGTTTTAATGTCGTTGCGACTGGAACATCTATCTTCTATCCTGGTACTATTGCAAATAGATTTTCACTAACCTCTACCGATGTAGTTACTTCTGATACATGGCGTAGGATGGTGGCAAGTCTACGAGCTAATGGTGCTATGGGAATGGAACGTGCGCCAGGGGTTGCCGATCCAGAGTTAGGAGATCATTATGTATCTATTCTTGATTCCTACATGGAGTTTGATGTATCATCTGATCCTGATTTTATTGACTCAGTTAAATACGCTGCTGCAAAGAGGTTATGGAATGGAGAGATTGGAGAGTTCTTAGGTGTTCGTTTTCTACGATCCAATTCACTTCCAACTTTAACATCTGCTGCTGCACCTACCACAAATATTAATGAAGGTGGGGGAGATTTGGCACTACGTTATCACCGGATTCTAGTTGTAGGTTTCGATACTACATTCAATTATCCTAGCGTAATCTACCAAGTTTCAACTGAGGATGTTGGTGCTGCCGATACTGATGACTCTGTTACCGTAGTGTTACCATCTACTGCTACACTACGATATAAGATTTACTGGGCAACATCCGCATCAGATATTACCGCTTCTAGTGCTGCAAACGCAGCTATTACTAAGTATGTTCAAGGTTCAGATCAATATTTTGCTGCATCAGCAAGTATTGAGATTGGAGATACTGCCAATGCCAATGGTACTACAATCTTCGCAATCGCTACCTCCGGTACAACTGCTGGTAGCTTACTTGACGAAATGGCATCAGCTAGTTCCAAGACTCACCTTGGATTCTTATTCGGTAAGGAAGCATACACCGTTGTTGATCTACAAAACTTACAGTCTACACTAACCCCTCCTGGGGCAAGTGATAGTAATCCTCTAGCATTAAGACGTAAAGCTGGATGGAAGATTATGTTCAAATGCGTAATCAACAACAACAACTTCTTCAATCGAGTAGAAGCTGAATCTTCATTTGATTAAAATTAGCCTATGAACCATCTACGGTTCTAAGTAGTAGAATAGGCTAAAAGGGTGGAGTAGGTATAATTCGGTAAAATGGTTCTTGACAATACAATGTCTAAAAGGAACTAGCTAATATCCGATGACCGAGGATGATCCTGGGAGCAGGATGAGGGTTATTACTCAAAAAAGAGGATGAAATGTCCAACCAATTAGAATTAGATTTTACTGAAAAAGAAATTATAGTAAAGAAGCGTGGTAGACCCCCAGGCTCAAAGAATAAGAATAGCAGGAAAGAGAATGTAGATACTCATTTGGCTCATACCCAAAAGATAGAAGGTGCAAGTCCTTCTCCTGCTACCAATGATGATAGATTTGATAAACTAGAAAGATCAATTAATCTTCTTACTCAGATAGTATCTGGACTGGTAGATCAGAAGAAATTAGACGCTGATGCGTTGGCAGACACAGCCAAAACAGTACAGGAAAAATTAGAAGATACTGGGGAAAAAAAAGTCAAGATAAATGTGAAGCCAGAAATAATAATTAATGGAGCTAGATATTGTGGGATAGTTGAAGTCCCTGTTAGTTTGGCAAGCCGACTAAAAGGAATGATGGAGACAAGAGAAGAAGCAAAAAGGAAAGAATTAGAATATATAGAACACCCAATATTAGAATTGGCAGTATTAAAAGGCAATTAAATAGGAGAAAACAATGTTCAACTTTTTTAAAAGGAAGCCGGTTGCTATTATTCAGATTTCAAGATTAACAGCAACAGAAGAAAATACCAGTGTTACAGTTAATGCTTTTAAACTAGATAGGAAAGAAATTTATAAAGCCATGCAAGAAGCAGGGGAAGCATTAAGACTAAGGCTTATTGAAAATAATTTGGTAGCACAGCGTTGCATGACGGAAGAAGTAAAAGAAGATAATGTTCAAGATACATCTGAATTTAAAAAGAGCAAGGTGAAAAAGTAATGGCAGTAAGAATAGCAAAGACAGCTATAATCAGTATTGCTCAACAGAATGTGGCTAGAGGGACAGAATTAAACACTATATGCGATGACAAGTTAAATCTAATTGTCGATCAATTATATAATGACTTTTCATGGCCTAGTAATCAGATATCTGCTTCCATCACATTAACTGCTAATCTTAGCACATGGACTGTTCCTACAGATTATGCCAAGGGGCTGTTTGGGAAGTTAATATTGCCTAATAGCTCTCCCCCAATCGAGATTACTTTGCCACTGTTGTCTTTTGTTGATTACGGATTGATTAGTGCCCAAAGTCAACCAGGGCAACCACAGATATTAAATATTAACAGACGAGTGGACACTGGTGGAGAGATACAATTATCCGGTACGGTATGGCCTGTTCCAGATCAAACATATTCTGGTAAATTATATTATCATGCTATTCAAATTTATGATGTAGCCGATGCTGCTGCGCCAGCATTTCTTGATATAAAAACATTAACTGAATTGCTTACCAATGAATTAAGAGGAATGGGATACGGTACAGATGTTGGCATACCATACGATCCACAGATGTTGGAAAAGGTGTTGGGTAGGATGCGTAGAAATATGGCTGATGAAGGAATATATCCACAGAGAGCGAAGTTAGATGGTAGAATATTCAGACATAGACCTAGAACAGCTTCATGGCTCTCAGAATAGGAGAAACTAATGACACCATTTGAATATCTTGTAGGATCACTAATAGTGGGATTGTATATTAATGGATTTGTGTATTATAAATTAGCAGTTAAGGAAGCTGTAAAAGTTAAAGCAGAATTAATGATATTAAGAGAGAATGATCTTAAACATATAAATGAAATGCTATCACAAATCACCGATCATATATTTCGTTTAGCAAAGAAGGATTAAAATGTCCAAAAAGGATTTAAAATTCACTGGTGGATTAAATTTATTTGTACCTCCACATGAGGTAGCAGATAATCAGGCGCAGACTTTAGAAAATATGGAGATACGTCCTACCAGTATTGATGGTAATTTAACTTTCTATGCTCTTACAGCAAGATATTCTTACAAGAGATTACATGGCTCCGATCTAGGGATAATCCCAAGAAATTTGGTGGAGTTTGTCCAAGTGAATAGTGGAGTAGGAGTTAAACAGTTTACTGGGGCTGGATTAAATGATGCTACGTTTGGTGGTACTTATGTAGGATCAACTGTTTTATCCACCTATGAAGTAGAGATAGATGCCACAGGAACCCCCGACACTTTTAAATGGAGAAAAGATGCAGGAGGATATACCACAGGGGTAGCCATTACTGGTTCTGCTCAAACGCTTGCAGAAGGAGTAACAATCACTTTTGCAGCCACTACAGGACATACATTGGGAAATAAATGGATTGTTAATGTTGCTCCATCCGGTACGAAGTGGTTAGTTGTTGGGGGATTAGGAGCAGGCACTACCTTTGTAATTAAAGCACTTCAAGATGGACAGACAACCCCAATACAAGTCAGTTCTCAAGCTACCGTTAGTGCAGGAGTATGCAGCTTTCTGTTATTTAATAATTATCTATATTATACTGATGGAAACAAAGCATGGCGTAAGTGGGATGGGTTAGATGATACAGCCAGTGGGTTTACCACAATAACCAAGTATGGTATTCAACATAAAAGTAAAGCAATATATCTAAATGATGTTACTAATAACAAACCCCATCGGTTTTGGGTTAG